GCTACCCCGTGGTGGTAGAAGTCAAGGGTTCTTCAGTGGTACTGAACGCTACCAAAATTTGGATTACCAGCAATCTCTCTCCTGATGACTGGTACCCTGAATTGGACCCTGAAACCAAGTTAGCCCTACGAAGACGTTTGACTGTTACTCATTTTAATGAACAATTGTAATCACACTTAATTTTTTTCTATTAGCATAAAACCTTTAGCACCAACCCTACTAGGGCCTAATGTGCTCAACCTAGGACCTCAGCGCAAGCGCTGCCCTACCGGGAACGGTCTTAAGGAATAGATCCGACCAAAGTTCGGACTTGAGGTGCCGTTTGACTGTCATTTTTAAAATGAAAAATGGCACCAATCATAATAGAATGTTCAAAAGCAATTCTGAATTGATTTTCTTCAGTAGCAAGCACCGCATCAATCATTTTTTCAAAAGCAAAAAGTCGAGTTTTTCCAATCCAAGTCTGCTTATAATTACGATCAGTACCAGTTATATAGTTCTGAGTAACCAATTGGAAAAACTTAGAAAATCCAATTTTCAAATAATCCTTCATAGCCGAAGTCTTGATCTCACCAGGATCCAAATGAGCTTTTTGAACTCTTTTACAACCAACAAATTGCGAAGCAAGTGGTACTTCTTCATAAAGGTCAGTCCCGACATCACTTGCAAGATTAGAACTTAGGATCCCCCAAGAAGCGTGGGTAGAGAGAGTTGCAGGTGCAACTGTAGTGTTCAATGGATAATCGCGAAAAATAGTAGAATTCGACTTATAATCGAAACTTTTTCCATAAATAGGAACATTGTCAACATCATCCGCGTTATCATTAGAGGCAGAAGTAACCGTTCGGTTCTGAATCTTCAAATGACTGCTACTATGAATTTCAACATAGGCAGTAGTCAAATCAAGCTGAGCAACCGGAATTCCGGTTAACACACTTGGACTATAATCCTTTTCGTACAAGGAAAGTTTAAAAAACTGTTTAGGGGTCAAGTTAGCTGCAGAAGTAGCTGGCAACAACCCATAGTACCAGGTAAACCAATCATCCACCAACACTTGCAACGTAGTAACAACAGGGGTTATAATGAATGTATGGGTAGTCAAAGGATATCCGTCTTGAATTCGATATTCAACAATCATATCGAATGTTTTGACACAAGGAAGTTCCAAAATTGGAACATCCCAATTTTTTACAAAAATTGAAGCTTTACGAAACAATGTCTTGAACATTGCCGCAAAAACACAAGACGCTACACTATACGCAGGCATAGTAGAATGAGCAAGCAAAGTAACTTTTCGAGCATCCTGCAGCAAATTGCCCGTTTCAAGCTTTCGTACACAACCCAAAGTAGCACATCTGTCAGCAATAGTAGACAGAGAAAGCTTTTCGTTAAAATATCCGGCACTCTTCGAGAACGCAGCACCGTACATTTTACGATTCTTCTTATTCTTTTCTTGAGTCTGAGTAGTTGTATAACTAAACGAAGGGTTAAACTGGAAGTTTTGATTCGTTCGCTGTGGATTTCGATTGGGAGGAGAACGAGTACGACCCTGAGATCGAGATCGGCTAGTACTCATGTTCGAGATAGTCCGCAAAGCACGAACAACCGACGCACTAGAAGCAGTGCGACCACTAGAGCGACCGCGAGACACACTACGACTGTTATTACGACCCCTTTTGACAAGAGACACGGGGGTAATCGGCAAGATAAGGTTGCGTTTAGCCATTTAATTTTTAAGGAATGAAGAGTGAATATATATATTTGACTCTTCGGTCCCTGAAACCGAATTCTTGTCACGCATCACGCTAGGGTTCGTATGAACTTTTGAAAAAAAAACCGTCGTAAAGTTCCCCGACCGACTTTTTTCTAAGGAAGGCGGGAAATGGGAAGCCGTTGTAGTAAGAAACTATACGGCTTCGATTTCCCACTTTTTATGTCCCAAGGTCTCTATTGGATTCTAACTATTCCGCATGCCGATTATGTACCGTACAAGCCAGATTGTGTTCAATTTGTCCGAGGACAGTTGGAACGAGGAAGCACCACTGGATACCTCCACTGGCAACTACTCGTCGCCTTCAAGAGAAAGTGCCGCCTGGCCGCCATCAAGACGACCTTTGGCGCAACTACCCATGCCGAACTTACTCGCTCCGCAGCAGCGAACGATTATGTCTGGAAGCAAGAGACGAGAGTTGACGGCACTCAGTTCGAATTGGGAGTTCTTGCTTTCAAGCGCAACAGTGACACGGATTGGAACTCCATACGAACGAGTGCTCAGCTTGGGACCCTGGATGATATCCCGAGTGATATCTACGTACGCTGTTACAACCAGTTACGTAGAATTACTACCGATCATCTCCAAGCTCGTGGCATGGAACGACAAGTTGTCGTGTATTGGGGTGCAACAGGAACTGGCAAGTCTAGACGTGCATGGGATGAAGCCGGTTTGGAGGCTTATCCTAAAGATCCAAGGTCTAAATTCTGGGATGGATACCGAGGTCAGACGCACGTTGTCCTTGATGAATTTCGAGGGGGAATTGACGTGGCCCACCTCCTCCGATGGTTCGACCGCTACCCCGTGGTGGTAGAAGTCAAGGGTTCTTCAGTGGTACTGAACGCTACCAAAATTTGGATTACCAGCAATCTCTCTCCTGATGACTGGTACCCTGAATTGGACCCTGAAACCAAGTT